AAGAACACCCGCTTTAAATTCAATGCTTATATGTCCCGCGTCGCCGAGCTGAACGGCGTTGAAACCGATGACATGAATAAGAAATTCAGCGTCGAGCCGTCCGTGGCGCAGAAGCTGATGACCCGCGTGCAGGAGTCGTCCGCATTCCTGACCCGCATCAACATCGTGCCGGTGCCGGAAATGAAGGGCGAAAAAATCGGCGTCGGCGTTTCCGGCTCCATTGCCAGTACGACCGACACGGCGGGCGGCGACGAGCGCGAAACGGCAGACTTCGCCGCGCTGGATGACCAGGGCTATGAGTGCGCACAGGTCAACTTTGACTTTCATATCCGCTACAACACCCTCGACCTGTGGGCGCGGTATGACGATTTCCAGACCCGCCTGCGTGACGCCATCGTGCAGCGTCAGGCGCTGGACCGCATCATGATTGGCTTCAACGGCGTGGAGCGTGCCAAAACCTCAAACCGTACCAAAAACCCGATGCTGCAGGACGTCGCCGTGGGCTGGCTGCAGAAGTACCGCAACGAAGCGCCCAAGCGCGTGATGAGCAAAATCACCGGCGAAGATGGCACGGTGATCTCTGAAAAAATCCGCGTCGGTAAAGGCGGCGACTACGCCAACCTCGACGCACTGGTGATGGATGCCACCAATACCCTGATCGAGCCGTGGTATCAGGAAGACCCGGAGCTGGTTGTTATCGTGGGCCGCCAGCTGCTGGCCGACAAATATTTCCCGATTGTGAACCAGACGCAGGCGAACACCGAGCAGCTGGCCGCTGACGTGATCATCAGCCAGAAGCGCATCGGCGGTCTGCCAGCCGTGCGCGTGCCGTACTTCCCGGCCGACGCCATGTTTATCACCCGCACCGATAACCTGTCGATCTACTGGCAGGAAGGTACGCAGCGCCGCCACATCGAAGAGGTGCCGAAGCGTGACCGCATCGAAAACTACGAATCCGCTAACGAGGATTACGTGGTCGAGGATTACGCGGCGGGCTGCGTTATCGAAAACATCGTGATGGGTGATTTCAGCGAACCGGCTGCGGCCAAAGACGCGGAAACCCCGGAAACCACGGAGGCGTAACGCATGTTGAGTCCTGCCCAGCGTCACCGCATGCGCCAGCAGGCCATTGAAGCCTCGCAGGTGCCTGACAGCCCGCACCGCCATGCCAACGCCTATGAGCAGATGATTATCAAGCTCAATGAAGACAAGCGTCGGCTGAAAAAGGTGCGCTCAAACGAGCGCAAGGCGGAGCTTAAGCGCCAGATGCTGCCGGAGTATCTGCCGTGGGTGGCGGGCGTGCTGGAAAAAGGCAAAGGCGCACAGGATGCCGTGCTGATGACCGTCATGATCTGGCGGCTTGACGCAGGCGACGTGACCGGCGCGCTGGAGATTGCACGCTATGCGCTGGCGCATGGTCTGGTGCCGCCGGACCGCTTCAAACGTGACAGCACGCCCTATCTGCTGGCCGAGGAAGTGGCAAGCGCGGCGATGCGGGCATGGACGGTAAAGGAGCCGGTTGATACCGGTCCGCTGCTGGAAACCCTTGCGCTGACGGAATCCGAAGACATGCCCGATCAGGTGCGCGCCAAGCTGCACAAAATCACCGGGTATGTGCTCCGCGATGCGGGCAGGACTCAGGAGGCGATGACCCATTTAGTGCGTGCGCTGCAGCTCCATGAGGGCTGCGGCGTGAAGAAAGACATTGAGCGGCTGGCGACTGAAATGAAAAAGCAGGCACAGGCCCGCCGCTGACCGAACGCGACCCCGCGCACGGGCGGCAGGACGGCAACGCACTTTCAGTGTCTGCGCCGTCCTCCACCGCCCACCTATTCAGAGGCCAACTATGACAACGGTAGTGATACCCGCACCGCGACCGGCAGAGACTGCCGAGCCGCCGGTAAAGAACACATTTTTCTGGCCTGATATCGACCTGCAGCTGCTTCGCGAAACGCTGCGGTATGAGGGAACGGTTACCGCACAGCGCCTGCGCCTCGCGGTGAAAACGGCAATCTCAGAAGTTAATGCCGAGCTGTACGACTGGCGCGCCGCACAGATGGATGCCGGATTTAAGACGCTGGCTGACGTGCCGGCCGAAAGCCTGGACGGCGAAAGCGAAAAGGTGACGCACTACCTGGCCGCCGTGGGATCTATTACTGCCGCCACCATTGCCGAGCGTTACCGCAGCTATGACGCCAGCGGCACGAAAAAGGCCACCGAGGTTGAGGCGACGGCCGACGAGTACTGGCGCGACGCCCGTTTCAGCATCAGCCGCATCGGCGAGCGCCACGGCTGCATTGTGAGCCTGCTCTGATGAAGGTTTACGCGCAGCAGGGCGACACCGTTGATGAGATCTGTTTTCGCTACTACGGGCGAACGCAGCAGGTCACCGAGTGGGTTTACGAGGCCAATACCGGCCTCGCCGATGCGGGACCGGTGCTGCCGCACGGTTACCCCGTCGAGCTGCCCGACCTGCCGGAATCTTCAACAGGTGAAACCGTTAACCTGTGGGACTAAAAATGGAAAAAATCAGCTCCGTGATCAACTACCTGATCGGCGTCATTCTGATGTGGTTCGGCCGTCACACGCCGCAGGATATCGCCTTTATGGTCGGATCGGGCGTGGCCGTGGTTACCGTCGTGATTAACGTGGCGACGTTCTTTATCAACTGGCACTACCGCCGCAAAACCTATGAGCTGCAGCAGCGTTTACAGGGGGTGAGCCTTGAGCCAGACCGCTAAGCGCTGTGCCGTGGCGGCCGTGCTGGCGCTCGCCGCGCTGCTGCCGCAGTTCAAAACCCTGAAAACGTCAGAGGAAGGGCTTGCGCTTATCGCCAACGCCGAGGGGTGCCGCACTTCACCCTATCAGTGCAGCGCCGGAGTCTGGACGAACGGCATTGGTCATACAGAAGGTGTGACGCCGCACAGCCAGGTCAGCGAGCGGCAGGCCGCAGTTAACCTGGTGTATGACGTGATGCGCGTTGAGCGCGGGATCGATGCCTGCATGATGGTGGCGATGCCGCAACGGGTTTACGACGCGACTGTTTCATTTGCTTTTAACGTTGGCGTGCGTGCAGCATGCAGCTCTACCTTTGCCCGTTATATCAGGCTGCAGCACTGGTTTGCTGCCTGCAATGAGCTGAAACGCTGGGTTTTTGTTAAGGGGGTAAAAAATCGTGGGCTGGAGAACCGGCGCGCCATCGAGACGGCTTACTGCCTGCGGGGCGTGTCATGATGCGCCTGTTTGCGGTTCTGCTCGCCGTGGTGGTGCTGGCGCTGGCCTTCACCGGCTGGCGCTGGTCAGTTGCCAGTGAGGAGTTAGCCCAGGCGCACCGCATCATCGGCACGCTGTCTGCCGGTATCGAAAGCCGCGACAGGGCCATCAGCCGCCTTAATGACGAATCCCGCGAAGGGCAGAAACGTGAGGCTGCGCTGAGACTGATGCAGAGCCGCGCCAGTACTGCCGCGCTTACCCGTGAAATGCAAATACAGAGGGAAACCGATGCGAATCCAGCACTGCGCGACTGGTCTGCTGCTGCTCTGCCTGCTGATGTTATCCGGCTGCACGCCCGTCCCGCCTTCGCCACCGCCCGAGATTATCTGGATTGGGTGTCCACGCGTGACAAGCTGCCCGGTGCCGGGCAACAGCCTGCAGACAGCGGGCGATCTGGCGGCGGATAACCGTCAGTTAGAGGCGGCGCTCGCGTCATGCGGGCTTCAGGTCGAAATCATTAAAGAGTGCCAGGAGCAACACGATGTTAAAGCCGAAACAACTGCGCGAGGCCCTGACGGCAAGCGTGCCGCTGCTGCAGCGCAACCCTGACAGCCTGAATATGTTTATTGACGGCGGGCGCATCGCCTCAACGCTCGCCAGCTCGCTGTCGTTTGAATATCAGTACCAGCTTAACATCGTCATTACCGATTACGCCGATGATATCGATCTGATTATGGTGCCGGTGCTGGCCTGGCTGCGCGAGAACCAGCCTGACATTATGGCGACTGAGGAAAAGCGCCGCACCGGTTTTACCTTTAAAGCCGATGTGATCAGCGACTCGCTGTGCGACGTGAGTATTGACCTGCAGCTGACCGAGCGCGTGCTGGTGAAGCAGGAGAGCGGTGCGCTGCACGTGACGCATCTGCCCGAGCCACCGCTGCCGGAAAACGTTGAGCGCCCGTTGCAGCTGTATGTTCACGGTGAGCTTGTCAGTGAGTGGCTGCGATGAGCGAATTTGATGCGCTGGAAAAGCGGCTCGGTGCATTAATCGGTAATCTGTCTGCACCGGCACGCCGGGCGCTGGCGTCAACGGTGGCGAAGCGCCTGCGCGCCAGCCAGCAACAGAACATCAGACGCCAGCAGGCACCGGATGGCACCCCGTTTGCGCCGCGCAAAACGCAGGCGCGCAAAAAGAAAGGCCGGGTTAAGCGCGAGATGTTTGCGAAGCTGCGCACCGCGAAATACATGAAGGCGCAGGCCACACCCGATGAGGCCGTGGTGCAGTTTACCGGACGGGTGCAGCGCATGGCCCGCGTACATCACTACGGATTGCGCGACCGGCCATCGCGTAACGGTAAAGAGGTTCAGTATGAAAAGCGCCCATTGCTAGGAATCACGGAATCTGACATAAAGTTTATTGAAGATCTGATTATTGATAACTTGTAATGGGAGAGCCTATATCAATGGAGATGCATTTCCGAGAGTTAAGGAAGAAAATAAGAGAAAGCCAGCGTAATGTAATGGATGCCTTTATTGCGGACCATAAAATCAATATTTGTTTTTTTTGTGGGGCAGATAAATACCTCACGAGAGAGCATATGATGCCACAATGGGTTTTTGAAAAGAAACCTGAGAAATTTTTCAGTGCCACTATCAATGAAATGCCTCAGCCTTATATAAAGTCAACAATCCCCGCCTGCGCCCGCTGCAATAATGTTCTACTAAGTTCCGTAGAAGAAACAATAATCAATATCCTACAAAGCAAGCTGCCGGGTGATTATGATTTCTCTGAAAGGGATATGATCATATGGTGGCTTGAACTTATTGGTTTTAAATTGCAGGTTTTAGATTTAAGGCAAAAATTTATTAAGGCTAAAAATGGCCCTTACGTGCCTTTCCTTGCTGAAATACCGCTGGGGATAATGCGGAGAGGTGGGGAGGAGTCGCCTTATAAAATACTTCTTAGCGTAAGGGCTGCGAGAAGAAGACTATTCAAGAAAACAAAAATACAGGAGGAGAATTCGTTAGTTGTTTTTGAAACTTCTAATCCTGATATGCATTTCTTCCATAAGAGCGGAGAATTTATATTTCTTGAGCTACCAAAATTCAAATCTGCTTTTTTTTACTTCTTCAATAAACAGTTCGACACTATTGATGAAGCTAGTAAATTAGCCCATGAATTAATAGAAAAGGTTTATTGATCTCTGTTTGCTGATGACTGAGCAAACGCACATCCGTTGTCGTATTTTCCTTTCAAAGTGACACTAATGCCATGAACGAACAAATGGCAGAAATCCTGCGCCTGCTGCGCAATCTGATCCGTATCGGCACCGTCTCTGAGATCAATCTCGACGATGCGCTTTGCCGTGTAGATACGGGGCAAAACACAACCGGCTGGCTGCACTGGCTGACCGCCCGCGCCGGTAAAACACGCGCCTGGAATGCACCTTCCGTCGGCGAGCAGGTGCTGATTCTGTGCCTCGGCGGTGAGCTGGATACCGGCTTTGTGCTGCCGGGCATTTTCTCTGACGCCAGCCCTGCACCCTCAGCCTCTGCCGATGCGCTGCACTGGTCATTCCCCGACGGCGCTGTGATCGAGTACGAGCCGGAAACCGGCGCCCTGATCGCGACCGGCATACAGACGGCCACCATTAAAGCGGCCGTTAAAATCCTGTTTGATTCGCCGGAGGTGGAATGCACAGCACTGCTAAAAACTGCACAGCTGGAAGTCACCGACGGCGGCACGATGAAAGGCAACGTTACCCACACCGGCGGCTCGCTGAGTTCAAACGGCAAGGTACTGCATACGCATAAGCATCCGGGCGACAGCGGCGGGCAGACGGGGGCGCCACTATGACAACGGCAAAATATACCGGCATGAACCGTGAAACCGGCTGCGCAGTGGCTGACCTCGATCACATCCGGCAGTCAGTGCGCGACATTCTGCTGACGCCGCTCGGTTCCAGGGTGATGCGCCGCAATTATGGCTCATTGCTGTCGGCACTGATTGACCAGCCGCAGAACGAGGCGCTGCGCCTGCAGATTATGTCGGCCTGCTACATGGCGATCCTGCAGTGGGAGCCACGCGTAACGCTGACCGGCATCAGCTACGAACCTGCGTACAACGGCGGCATGGTGGTCGAGCTGACCGGCACCCGCGCTGATACCGCGCAGGATTTTTCCTTAACCGTCCCTGTGAGCTGAGAACATGGCAACCATTGACCTGAGCCAGCTGCCCGCGCCCGATGTGGTGGAAGTGCTGGACTATGAAACCCTGCTCGCCGAGCGCAAGGCGACGCTGATTTCCCTTTACCCTGCCGACCAGCAGGACGCCATCGCTCGCACTCTGACACTTGAATCGGAGCCGATCGTTAAGCTGCTGCAGGAAAACGCCTATCGCGAGGTCATTCTGCGTCAGCGCATCAACGAGGCGGCGAAGGCCGTTATGGTGGCTTATTCCGTGGATGATGACCTTGACCAGCTTGGCGCTAACAATGGTGTTCCCCGGCTGACGATCACCCCGGCGGATGAAACTACCATCCCGCCCACGGCGGCAGTGATGGAAAGTAACGACGATTACCGCGCCCGTATTGCGGCCGCTTTCGAAGGGCTGAGCGTGGCCGGGCCAAGCGGTGCCTATGAGTATCACGCCCGTAGCGCCGACGGCCGCGTGGCCGATGCGTCTGCCATCAGCCCGTCGCCCGCAGTGGTAACCATCACCGTGCTGTCGCGTGAAGGTAATGGCGCCGCCCCCGCTGACCTGCTGGCCGTGGTAGACAGCGCCCTGAATGATGAGGACGTACGCCCGGTGGCTGACCGCGTGACCGTGCAGTCGGCAGAAATCATTGAGTATGAGATTGAGGCGCAGCTGTACCTCTATCCGGGACCGGAGGCCGAGCCGATCCGCGCTGCATCAGAGGCGAAGCTCACCGCGTTTATCAGCACGCAGGCGCGCCTCGGACGGGATATCCGCAAATCCGCGCTGTATGCCGCGCTCCATGTTGAAGGGGTACAGCGCGTCGAACTCATCAGGCCCGCTGCTGACGTGGTGCTGGATAAAACCCAGGCCGCGTACTGCACCGGCTACAGCATTGTGGTCGGGGGTTCAGATGAGTGATCGTCTGCTGCCCGCTGGCTCATCGGTGCTTGAGGTTGCCGCCGCTGAAGCCTGCGCAAAAATCGAAACTATCCCGGTGCCGCTGCGCAGATTGTGGAATCCGTGGGAATGTCCGGTCGAGCTGCTGCCCTATCTGGCGTGGGCGTGGTCGGTTGACCGCTGGGATACCGCGTGGCCGGAGAGCACAAAGCGTGCCGTCGTGGCCGCGTCGGAGTACGTGCATAAACACAAAGGCACTATCGGCTCTATCCGGCGCGTGGTGGAGCCGCTCGGTTACCTGATACGGATCATTGAGTGGTGGAAAACCGGCGAGACGCCAGGCACGTTCCGGCTTGACGTCGGCGTACTCGATACCGGCATTACGGAGGAAATGTATAACGAACTGGAGCGGCTGATAGCGGATGCAAAGCCGGTCAGCCGACACCTCATCGGGCTGTCAATTAACCTCGATGCCAGCGGCACAATCCCGGTTGCTGCCGCCTGCTACAGCGGCGATGAGCTGACCGTTTATCCCTACACCCCTGAAATCATCAGCGTCGGCGGGCCGGTCTGTTCCGGTGCGGCGGTGCATCTTATTGACCTGACGGAAGTGAGAGCATGACGACAAAATATTTTGGCCTGCTGACCAACCAGGGCGCGGCTAAGCTGGCAAACGCCGCCGCGCTTGGCACGAAAGTAGATATCACCTCAATGGCCGTGGGTGATGGTGGCGGCACGCTGCCAACGCCAGACGCAGCACAAACAAAGCTCATCAATGAAAAGCGCCGGGCGCCGCTTAATACGCTTGCGGTTGACGCGGCCAACAGCAGCCAGATTGTTGCTGAGCAGATTATCCCGGAAAGCGAGGGCGGATTCTGGATCCGTGAGATTGGCCTGTTTGACGCTGACGGCGTGCTGATTGCCGTTGCCAACAGCCCGGAGACCTATAAGCCGCAGCTGCAGGAGGGCAGCGGCCGCACGCAGACCGTGCGCATGATCCTCATTGTTAATAGCACGGCCGCCGTTACGCTGAAAATTGATCCGTCCGTGGTGCTGGCGACGCGCAAGTATGTTGATGATGCCGCGATTGAGGTGAAGGCTTACGCAGACAGCGTAATAAAAAAGCATACCGATGCTGATAACCCGCACAGCCAGTACCTGCAGATCGCAAATGCCCTGGCAGAAATCAAAGACGCCGGTCTGATTGCTGACGTTCTCAAAAACCTCGGTTTAGGCGACGCGGCAAAAAAGACAGTCGGGAACGGTGGCGGGCAACTGCCAGATATGAGTTTTTTCACCGCTGTGAAATCGGATAACGGTTACTTCCGGCTACCCAGCGGCATAATTCTGCAATGGGGTCATGGCGGATTTGCCCAGAAGACCACGACCACCGTTACGTTGCCGATAGCATTTCCGAACATTGGACTGATAATTCTCGCCTGCAAGGGTGCGTCCATACCGTTAGGCGGTGAATACGGCGTAGGGGTGGAGTTTCGCGATAAGGCATCTTTCAGCCTTTCGAATACGGGTCCTGACACGACTCTGCAAGGAATCTACTGGCTGGCGCTGGGGTACTAAATGAAAAAATATTCACCCTCTGAAAATGCTTTTTATGATCCTGATATCAATGTCGATATCCCTGAAGATGCGGTCCAGATAACTGATAATGAATGGTCTGATTTGCTTACCGGGCAGGCAAAAGGAAAGCTGATTGCCTGCGGTGCTGATTTCCGCCCGTGCCTTACTGAGCAGCCGCTACCGACAGCTGATGAACTTATTAGCCGGGCGGAAGACAAGCGCTCCAGACTGAGGGCTGAAGCAGACACGATTATGCAGCCCCTGCAGGATGCAAACGATTTAGGGATAGCGACAGATGATGAGGCCAGCCAGCTTATCGCCTGGAAAAAATACCGCGTCATGCTGATGCGGGTAAACACGAAAGACGCTGAAAATATCCTATGGCCTGAAGAGCCCGAATAAAAAATGCGGGCTTTTGGCATGGGCTCAGGGTTCGCCTTACAGGGAAAACTGAGCCAAAATTAGAACGCGCGGTCAGTTAAGAGCAAAAACCAACCGTATTGCCATAAGTTATGCAGAAGTAATCAGCTCGCATCTAAAGCATGCTGAGAAACGGGATAAGTTAAATCACGGGGGAGAAGAACATAGGTTCAGGCAGCCTGCCGATTACTCGGGAAGTAAAAAACGATGATATAAATCAAACAGTAGGATAAATTAATGATTGAATTTCTTAATTATCAGAGGCTTCTTTTGTCTGCCGATAAAGTTGATATCGATTTTTATACCCTCCAGCTCAAACGACTGGCAGCACGCTACCAGTCAGGCGAAAACCTGAAAAGTATTACAGAAAATGTTAACGGACTGATTAAATCCATTGAGAAAAAGCTTGGAGATGATTGTGATTATCAGGCTGCCAGCTGGGGAGATTTATCCCGGAAACTGACGCCGTTGGTTCGCAACACTTCTGCCCCGAAGTGGCTAAATGTCATATCCTATGCAGTAAAAAGAGTCAATGCCAAAAAAATACGGCCCTCCACAGACGTAAGCGACGTGATAGCTGAGCCTCTTGCCCGGATAATATGAATGCCTGAAGGCAACTTGCCTCAGGTATTCATATTTTGTAATCAAAATGAAATAAATTTTAGCATTACCCGGAGATCGATCAATAATGCACACCTTTAACACTGCTACACACAAGGCGTAAAGTGGGTATTTATTATTATATTTCAATGAATTGTGATGTTTCTGAAATATTGTATATTCATTCTTCTGGCTGTAAATCATTACCTAGGTTTACTAATCGAGTCTTTCTGGGAACTTTTTATAACCCCCGTGATGTCCTGAAAGTAGCCAGAACAAAAGAGGGTGGTGTGAGGCCCTGTCCTGAATGCCTTTCTTGCTTACGTAAAGATCAGGCGTAACAGGGTTATTTAAAGGTGCCGGTGCCGATCATACGGTCATCTGGCTAGGCACGCTGTAAAGTACGATGAGGCTGTAATAATTTTGAGCCTCATCAATTGAGATATTTGTAAAATGTCAGATCAGCTTTTTAATACTGATGTCACGAATTACATCTGGTCGAACTTCAGCCCTGCCCAGACCGCGCAGGCTGACTTTAAGCAGGAAGAGTATTGCCCGGAACCGGACAGATTCAGGCCCGTGGCGCATGACGTAATTCCGAAGGGATACCACCATATAATTTCCTTACCTGCCAGCATTATCCCCGGATAGTAACTCCGAGGATATGATTTGCTTATATTTAAGCGGCCCTCACCGGATAACCGGTTTCTTTTTAATAAGGCTGTTATTCAATCAGTGCATGACCCTGACGCAATGACTTATGCTTCCTTGCCACGGCGACTCACTTTTCCTCCTTTACGCCCAGCCTTAACTGCTCTTTCCGGATCGTTTCTGAAATTACCGCCGCTGATCTGACCGCCCTTGCGACCTGCTTCTGAAGCCCGCTCCGGATTTTCTGCAAAATTTCCTGCTCCACCACGACGTACAGTCATTTTCAATACCCCATATTTTTTGGGTAGCATTAATAGAGATTTAAACATCGTGCATGCTTGGATAAAAATCCAGAAAAAACAATAATATAATTTAGCATAAAAACACGCCTTTTTGCTTACCGCTTCGCTTTATATGATATTTTATCCTTTCAATATCAATATGCACATAGTTAAAAGCGTACATAATTTCGAATTATGTACAGGTTTTCTCTGGCATGGTTTTAAGAGTAATCTTAAAGGTCAGGAGGGAAGTAACAGAGGTTTAAGATGAGGTATCCAGAAAAGACGATTTTTAGAGGCTACTCCATTTAGA